CACACAACCTGATTATGTAGTGGGCTGCTTGACATCGTCGCAAGGTAAGTTAGATATAAAATTTGATACGAAGGGGAGACAGTTTATAGAAATGAATGAAAAACATAGTATTTTTCATTGGTTAAAAATACTTGAGAATGCTAAAGTTTTAGCACTAGTAAACAGCAGTGTTTCAAACTTAGTAGAAATGTTAAATTTTACAACTAAAAAAATACTTTTACCTCGTCAAGATGGCAGACTACCTACGTTAAAAAATGAATGGCAGAATATTTACCCTTGCAATAAGGTGTATTAATAGCATAATATTATTATGCAGCGTATCGCTTTTACCATAATATACAATGGAGATCATCATCTCAAACATAATAATTATTCTAGCTTCATACCTCAAAATTTTGATCACTGGGTTATTATTGAAGGGGCGTCACTACCTACAGGATCTACTTCGTGGTGTAAAAATATTTTCACAGAGAGTGGGTCAGAAGATAATACAATAAATGCTATTCAAGAATTAACTCAAGAATATAAAAACATTACTTATGTTCCACGTAATAATAATGAATTTTGGCCTAATAAAGATGAACAAGTAAATGCAGGTATAAAAATTCTTCAAGATTATTTAACTAAAAATAATCTTGAAGAATGCTTCCTTTGGCAGATAGATATTGATGAGCAGTGGTCAGCAGAACAATTAAAACAAGCAGAATCAGAGCTAATTGAGCATAAAGGTAAAACGGGATGCTTTCTTTGTAATTATTTTGTAGGTCCAGGTCTAGTAGCTGTAGGGCAATGGGGTGAGGGCCGGTCAGGTCCGTATAGAAGATTATGGCATTGGAAAGGTGAGTTATTCAAGACACACGAACCACCAGTGCTTGAAGGTAAAAATGGTCCTGGTCTACTGCTTAATCCGAAATTCAATCACTACTCTTATTTCTTCGAGAAGGATGTAATTTTTAAAGAGAAATTTTATGGTTACGTAAACTTAGTTAATAACTGGAAAAAACTTCAAACAATAGAAGATAATAAGGTTCATATATCTTCTCTTCTAGATAAATTTACAAATCACTGGGCAAACACTGACACATTTATTATTAAACTTAAAAATGAAAGCAGCAATACTAACGCATCTTAATCAACCTCTATCTGTTGAAGATATTGAACTTACACCACTTGATGTAGGTCAAGTTCTCGTAAGAGTTTTAATGAGTGGAATGTGCGGAGCTCAACTTCAAGAAATTAGAGGTGAAAAGAATAATGAAAAATTTCTTCCACATCTATTAGGACATGAAGGATGTGGTATCGTTGAAGATATAGGAGTAGGTATTACAAAAGTTAAGAGAGGTGATAAAGTCATAATGCATTGGCGTAAGGGTCAAGGTATTGAATCACCATTTCCGAGATATGTGTATAAAGGTAAAAATATTTCTGGTGGTAAGGTCACTACATTGAGTGAATATTCTATTGCTTCTGAAAATCGATTAACTGTAGTAGATAACGATACTCCTGAAGAACTATGTGCTCTTTTGGGATGTGGCTTATCTACTGCATTAGGTGTTGTTAATTATGATGCAAATATAAAGTTCGGTGAAAATGTATTAATATTAGGATGCGGCGGTATTGGCATTAATCTTTTGTTAGGTTGCAAACTAGCTAATTGTGGAAAAGCTTATATAATTGACCGTGAATTAAGTAAAAAACAGTTAGCTGAAGCTAATAATGGTGTATTTGTTAGTAGTTTATCTGAAATAATAGGCAAGGTAGATTGTATTATCGATACTGTAGGTTGTATGGCACTATTGACAGAGAGCTTACCTTACCTTTCTGATTACGGTAGAGCTATCTTAGTATGTCAACCTAAAAAAGAGACAAGTCTTTACTTTACCAATCCGATTAATTTCTTTGCTGGAGAAGGTCAAACAATTCGTGCAACACAAGGAGGGAGTATTTTACCAGATCGTGACTTTAAACGGTATATAGAATTATACAAGCAAGGTAAGATTAATCTCAACAATATTGTGACACATACTATGACCCTAGAAGATGTAAATGAAGGTATTGAACTAGTAAAATCAGGTAAAGCAGGCAGAGTTTTAATTAAATTTAATAATATTAGTAATTGATTTTTTAAAAATCGACATAAACTTAGTATATGAGAAAAAACTGGATAAAACAGGAACTTATTGATTTTGAGAATAGAATAGGAGATCTTTATCTAGATAATAAACTACCTTTTTTATTCCATCTCTCAGGAGGTAATGAAGATCAACTAATTGATATTTTTAAAGATATCAAAGATGGAGACTATGTTATTTCGAATCATAGAAGTCACTATCATGCATTACTGCATGGTATACCACCTGAGACAGTAGAGCAACATATCTTAGAAGGTAGAAGTATGTTTATCTATGATAGAGATCGTAATTTCTTTTGTTCTGCTATTATTGGTGCTACACCTGCTATCGCTGCTGGTATAGCATGGGCACTCAAACGTAAAGGTTCTAAGCAACGAGTCTGGTGCTTTATCGGTGATGGTACAGAAGATTCAGGTCACACATACGAAGCTGTTAGATACGTAGATGGTTGGGATTTACCATGTACCTTCGTTATCGAAAATAACGATAGATCTGTTGAAACTACTAATTCTGAAAGATGGGGAACTGAAGGAGATTATAAATGGATATCACCAAATGTATTAAAATATTATTATAATATTACATACCCGCACGCACGTAAGCCAGGTATGATTGACTTATCAAAAGCTATAAGAAAAACAGATGAAGAGTACTTTCCTCTACTTAAAGATATTGAATATACTAACCTTATTAAAGAAGTAGAAGATAGTATTTCATATAAAGATGCCATTAATCTCTCAATGAAAGAATTAGGAGATGCAGGAGCTATTTTTATTGGATATAATGTATTAAGAGGCGATGCTATGGGAACTTTAAAAGGTATTGATGATAGTCAAAAACTTGAAACTCCGGTAGCTGAAAATTTAATGACAGGACTTGCTATTGGAATGTCTTTTGAGAATTTTTTACCTGTTATTTACTTTGAACGACATGACTTTATGCTTGTTGCTTTAGATGCTATCGGTAATCATATTGATAAAATTGAGCGTATATCACATGGAGAATATAAGGTACCAATAATAATAAGAGCAGTAACTGCAGACGGAGGTCCATTCTACTCTGGACCAACTCATTCACAAGATTTTACTAATGTATTAAAGGAGTTAGTAAGCTTTCCGGTAATTGATCCCACTTTAGGTAAAGAAGCACTCAATGCATTTAGAAATGCAAAACAGAGCGGTAGACCAGCTATTATTATAGAGAGAAAAAGTAGATATTAATTATTAAATGAAAAAAGAAATTCTTGTAATAGGTGATAGCTGTATAGATATTTTTGTACATTGTAATTGTACAAAAATATGCCCTGAAGCACCTGTACCATTGTTAGAGATTGAAAAACAAATTGAAAACGGTGGTATGGCTATGAATGTATATAATAACATACTTAGTTTAGGTACAGATTGTGATATTGTCACAAATAATAATTGGAAAAATATTAAAAAAATTAGATATGTTGATAATCATACTAATCATATGTTTATACGTATAGATCAAGCAGAGCCAACAAATAGAATTGATCTAACTACTTTAGATCTAAATTATAATATTATAATTATATCTGACTATAATAAGGGATTCTTAACTGAAGAAGATATAGAATGGATTACCAAGCATCATGATTGTGTTTTCATTGATACAAAAAAACATTTAGGTTCATGGATAAATTTAGCGAAATATATTAAGATTAATAATATAGAATATTCTTTCTCAAAAAATGTTATTACAGAACAGTTAAATACGAAAATTATTCAAACACAAGGTAAGAGAGGATGTACGTTTAATGGTAAACAGTATACTGTTGATCCAGTATCTGTAGTTGATGTAGCTGGTGCTGGTGATACATTCTTAGCAGGTCTAGCAACAAAATATTTAATCAATAATAATAATATTGATGAAGCAATTATTTTTGCAAACTTATGCGCATCAAGAGTTGTACAAGAGAGAGGAGTAACAACTATAACGATATGAGTGTTGTAGTTAATTTTAACGAATGGGGTAGAATGGGCAATCGTATGTTTCAGTATGCTTTTGGTTATATTTTAGCAGCAAAAAAAAGTGTTAATTTATATCATGACGGATTACCTAATTTTAATATACAGCCAAATCCATATACAGGTAAACTTGTCAATTATATTAATACAGGTAAATATGGACATAATAAGGTAGATTATAAAGAATTAATTAATACATCTAATATTGTTGTAGTTGATTCTTATTTACAAAAAAGCTTATATTATGAACCACATCGTGAAACGTTGTTACATCAATTTAATATAAAGCAACACGAAAGTATTAATAAAGATAAATTAGTTCTACATATCAGAGAAACAGACTATTTACAAATAAACTGTTTTCTCGGTTACGATTTTTATAAACGTGTTATTAAAGAGTCTGGTTATACAAATATTGTAATAGTTACAGATAATTCAACTAGTGAAACTGTGCAGAAACTTCTTGCAGAGGGTTGTAAATTAAATACAGAAGGTATTGTAAATACTTTTAATGTTAATAGTGATGATCGAGCAATGATAGATTTTAATACACTGTTATATAGTGAGAATATAGCGATATCACAATCCTCATATTCATGGTGGGCAAGCTTCCTTGGAAATCATAAAAACATATATATGCCTTATTGTGAAGGTATGTGGAAATTGAATCCATTAGAAGATGATATTAATTTATATCTTAATAGTAGTAATATAATAAAAATATCCTAATATATAATATGAGAAATATTATATATCAACCATGGGGAGGATTAGGAGATAATCTAGCTCACTCTTGTATACCAAAATTATGCTTTGATAATAATATAAAGTGTTACCTATCAAAGCATAATGCTTTTAGAAATCAACAAATTCACGATTTTGTGTGGGGATATAATCCTTATGTAGAGGTAGAAAAAAAAGACTCTATAGATCTAACTTGGATGGAAGAAGGTAGTAAATATAATGTTAAGGGTTTAAATCACTTCGAAGTTATACAGCAAGCTTATGGTTTTAATCCTGTATCTCATTACCCGTATATCTACTATAATCCTATTGACGACAAAAGAGTAACCGGTAAAACAATAATTGATCTTACTTCACACAGTATTAGTAACGATTATAATACAGCAAATGTTTTAAAGGTTATTAAAAATTTACAGATTGACGACACAACTCTAGTTATTAAACATACTAATTTAAATTATGGTAAAACATACAGTTTTGAAGATAGATATAATCAAATAACTATTAATAGTTTAGAAGAATACTCTAATATTATTGCTTCTGCAGCAAGGTTTATAACCTTACATTCTGGACAATCAATTTTAGCTTCAACTATTAAAAATAAATGTAATAATAATTTGCACATTGATGTATTAACTGTTACAAGATATTTACCTGAAAATAACCCTGGTGGCTATTTTTTTAAAAATGCTCAATATTATAACTGCGAATAACATGAAAACAAACTTTATACTTTATCACAGAGGACCTATACCTGAATATTTTGAAGATTGTATAGCTCAAATAATAAAAACCCAAACTAATTATAACCTATATACTATAACAGATGCTATAGTTAATTATAATCATGAATGTCTAATAAAAATTAATTTAAAAGATATAATACCGCAAGAACTATGTAATTTACATTTTTATGCTAACGATCCTAACCCGTTATGGAGAACATCGTTTGAGAGATTTTTTTATATTAAGAACCTAGTGATGATTTTAAAGCTACAAAATATAATACACTTTGATAACGATGTATTATTATATAAAAATGTAAGCGATATTATTAATATACTAGATATTAATATACCACATATAGGATTACCTCCGCATAAAGTTAATGAGTTAGTATGCGGCTTTATGTATATTAAAAATATAAATTCTCTACAAATGCTCTGTAGTAACTTAATAAAGTTAGCTAATAAAGGTGTCGCTGTACTTGAGCATGAATTTAGTACAATGCCACATGAAATGAGATTATTAGGATATATACAAGCGAACTGCGGTAATTTAATAACACTATTACCTGTTCTACCTGTAGATCCTTGGAATAGTATGCTTGATAAACTACAATGCGTTTTTGACCCAAGTTCGTACGGACAATATATCGGAGGCACTCATTCTGCAAACGGCGCAGATAAATTAATTTATAATCCTTTAAATTGTTATAGAATAATAGACCCGCTTATTAGAGATAATATAATAACACCTTACTTTGATAGTGTCAGTAAGCAGCCTTTTGTAACATATATGGGTCAAAATATACCTATTTTTAATCTTCACATACATAGCAAACATCTTAAAAATTATGTCTAATATTATAAGTGGAGAAAGATTCCAGCAAATATGCGATGTTGGCGTTTATTTAGAGCGAAGCTGTATAATAAATAATCAAATTAAATCTTTATATCAAAATATTTTATGTATTAAAGATATTGATGAAATATCTAACTATAAAAAAATATTTATTTATTCACATGACGTGCACGCTTTTATGGATAAGTTTATTAATAATTTATCTAACGATACAATAATAATAACACATAATTCAGACGTAGGTATTGATAATTCTTATGCTTCGTATCTGGAATCTTCTAGGATTAAAAAATGGTATTGTCAAAATAGATATATTGCTCATGATAAACTAAGCTCTATACCAATTGGTATAGGAAACAGTCAATGGGCGCATGGTAACCAATCACTATTAAAAAATATTAGAGATAATAATTATATAAAAGATAATATTGTATATAAAAATTTCGATAT